TTCGTGCAACAAGTAGGACTTGAACCTACGATTACCGAATTATGAGTTCGGGGCTTTAACCAACTAAGCTATTGTTGCTTAGAAGTCTATTATAACGTGCCGTCTTCATTTTTGTCAATAGTTTCTTCAACTATCTGCTGAACATATTCTGAAAAATGTTTACGGATATTGCCCATTGGTCTTTTACCAGATGCTATCCAAATTCTTTTATATTCAACTACATTAGAAAATGTTGTTGGACATAAAACTATTCCATTATATTCTTTTAGTACTGTTGGTAGCGGAACATGCTTACCGCAACATTTACACTCTTTTGCTTTTTCTTGATAAGTACTCATATTATCATCATCCTGTCCATTGCATCTTTTAAGTTTTCGGGTATTCTTGGAGCCTTAATCATATTAAAAGAGCTTGTTTCTCCATCTGGCTCTTTGCCAAAATCATTATCATAACTCATTGATTCATAAGTATGAATATTTACTTCCTGATTAGAATCAAATCTAGTTCTACTTATAGCATTATAAATAGATCCGCATACAGCATCCGCCAAGTCTTTTGATCCTTTTCTGGGGTGGTCAACCTTGTCTCGCATAATTCTTAATTGAAGCAGTTCATCAATTAATAATTGAATATGAGGGCCAGTTAATCTTTCCTCTAAGACAACCATAGCCATGTCGTCGTAATGTTTTTTGGCGACAGATAGAATTTCTGTATTGATGCCATATTGTTTTAGTTGTTGCATCATGTCATGAGAATTCCATCTGTCAAAAGTACATACGCTTATATTAAATCCCCTTGTTCTAAGTGATAAAATATAATCTTTAACCTCTGTAAAATCAACAGATTTATCAGAAGTCGGTGTCCAATACCTGACTGCATCTATCTCAACAATTGGTGCTGGTTGAGAATATGTGTCAGTGACTTTAACATTAACCCATTTATTAACATGTGCCATTGCAACTGCACAATGGTCATGTTTCTGGGCTAAGTCAACATGTAAAAAATATTTTTTATCTGGATCAGGAATAAACCATTCTTCTAATCTTCCAAACGTGTCTACGGCAAGGTGCCCTTTGTTAAAAGCTTTTTCAACTTTTTCTCTTGATTTAAAAAATGCATCTACGGCTTCTGGTGGCATGCATGCAAATCTAGACAAGGCGTCTGTCGGGTTAGTAAAAAATGCAACTTTGAAATCATCAATAGTTCTTACGGGATTAACTTCCCATGTTGGACGCTTAAGTGCATATACTTTAGGAATCTTGTACGAAAGTATATGGTCTTCTTCCCATTGAACTTCAAACTCATTGCCTTCTGTTCCGTCTGGAAGATCGTTGTCCATCTTAAACTTATGCTCTCTAACAATAGTTTCTTTTTGTGCCACCACTGCATCGTATCTTTGTTGTATATAATCGTTCTTGTAGCGTGGAAAAGAAAGCAAAATTACTTTTCCAAAGTCTGGGAAACGTGAATCAACTGATGCTCTATACATGTCATAGATTGCGCCACCTGTTTTTGCCTGATCATGCCCCGTTGTATTTTCAATAGCAAATCCTGAAATCTCATCTAGGATAACTACAATAACGTTATATCCTTCCCAAGCTTCTCTTTCTGAGTGGCCTGAGTGAACTGTAATTGCTTTATCAAATTTAATTTCTGCTGCTTTATCGCTATACTTTCCAGCAAACCATGGCGACTTATCAATGCGTGTTTTAAATCCTTTAAAGAAAACGTTGCTTGCTTGCTGAGAGTTAATAGCAATATTAATAATATCAATGCTGTCCCCTGGTGGTTTACCATAATACGTAGCTGGATCTTTTAAGCACAATAGTAAATAAACTATATAGGCAACTGCAATTGTTGAGCAGTAATCTTTTCCTGATCCCTTGCCGAGTTGAGCAACTACTTCGTTTGCAGTTTGCTTAAATCTAATCTTTCCTTCTTCTTCCCCAAACAATTTTACTAAAGTTGCTTCTTTATAAATTTGAGAACTTTTTTCAATTAATGTATACTGATATTCTGAGAGTGGTGGCAGGCCAAGATAATCTGGGTGGTTAACAAATGTTCTTAAGTCGACTGGCTTTTCGTCAAACTCTTCCCCATCAAGCATGTCAATGAGGTCATCAAACTCAAACGACATCTGCTTCCTCTACTGGTACTGATTCGATTATGCCAGTAATTTGAGATAATCTTTTTGCAACATCCATCTTGCATTTTGGGCAAGTTGAAGAAACCTCTTTTAATATCTTTACAAGAACTTCTTGCTTACGTTCTGTTTCAACAATCTGAGAAGCAATTTCATTATTTTCAAGTACGCCAACGGACTGTAGCATTGCTATTCTTTTTGTTTCTATATCAGCAATTAGTTTTAATGCACCAGACTTTACAGCTAACTGGCCTGCTTGATCCGCATCTTCTACTGTTTTCCAAGCTTCTTTAATCAGCATTGCATAATGCTGATCCGCTCCAGATATTGCTTCTCTGGCCCTATCTCGTATACCACTGTCGCTATGCACAACAGTCTTCCACTCATCAATGAATCCCAAAACTTCTTTTCTTTGAAATCCAGTAATTGTGGCTATTTGTGTAGGCGTGTTGCCCTTTAAGAGTTCTTCTACAACTCTATTCATTCTATCAAAATGCTGGGCTGGCTCTATTTCGCTCATTAACCTATTGTACTTTCAGTTGACTAAAATGTCAATTAGAATTAGCGTTTGCAATCTTTAATAATACTAAATATCCAATTAAATCATCAATATCGTTATCTCCAGCAAAGCCTTGATTATTCTTTACTCTATTTAATTTATCATCAATACGAACCTTTAATTGTTCTGTTGAGTCCGCCGTTGAAAATATTCTTGCAGGTTCAAGGGCTGAGTTACCGTATGAGATATTTTTCTCAATTAACATGTGTGCAATTTCATGGCATGCTGACCATATTTTATTGCCAGCTGGGGCGCCTACTGATTTTAAATACAGATCACTACAATTAAAATTGTTAACATCTTCATATACTGGCTTTAGCATTATTCCGCCCCTTTTTTAATGTTGCAATAAAGTGATCTTCAATAGGGTTATTGGGATCTCTAGAATACTCTATGGTGTCTATTGTAAAATATTTTTCAACAATTGGCAATACCTGCGACGCAGAATGGTCAATCCAAGTTCTGCTGTGCAGCACCAACCTGTCCGCTATTTGAGACAAATCGGTTAAATATAAATTCAGCTCTGAGTCCTCTATATGTTGAAATACAAGGCTTGCTAAAACTGTGTCAAACTTAAAAGACTTTACATATTCCCAATCAGTGGTGTATGTTATATTACTTAATTTATTATCTTCTGGTACTAAACCTATCATGCTTGGCAAATCAAAAGAAATAACTTTATTGTATGTATCTGATAAGGCTACGGAGTTTCTTCCCACCCCACATCCAAAATCTAATGCTGTTGATCCGTGTCCAAATAAGGATCTTACTTCATCGTACACAGGCATATCTCTTAAAGGTCCATGATACCCAGTAAGTATAAGATCTCCAGCTGTTTCCTGATTGGCGTTTAGCCACACGTCTTTGCTCATCTTTTTTTAATCAATCCAAACTTTTCTAAATATCTCTGTATAGTCATAGCAGAAACTTTACACTCTTCAGCAATCTCAACAATTGTTTTCTTTTGTACAGAATATCTTCTGAACAACCAGTCTTTATTTTGATACAACTTCATCGCTCTGTTAATACCTTGTTAGCATAATGTGCAATACCAAAGCTATCTGCAACGTCAAAATCCACAACATTTAAACTATACTTCCTATTAAAGTAGTCAGCAGTTCTCTGCTTTCTCATATTTCTTAATTTATTTTGATACCAGGAATCAGCGTATCCAGGGTTCTGCAGTCTAATGGCTTGTTTTTCTTCCTTGGTAGGATTTTTATTTCCTATATAAGCCTGCCAAGAAGATGGTGATATAGTTATAACCTTGGCTCCTGTTGACATTAATTCTGCTATAACAACACCGTAGACATATGATAGTTTAATTACAGCGTCTGCTGATTTAACAAATACTGCACCTTCAACTACAATGTAATCTGACCTTAATTCTTCTAGCATGGAATGCATTTTGTTCTTTGCATCATGTATTTTTTCATATATGTCAAGACCATTAAGGTCAATTTTGCCCCACTTTAATGGCTTATCGTCCTCCATCAAGCAGAAAGCAATAGAGTTTGTTGAAGCATCTATTCCTAAAACCCTATTTGCTTTTGTTTTTGCAAGACTAGCCAATGTCATCTAACATCCTTTTCACTTTGCCTCTTGTAGTCAAGTCAATATTCTTTTCACATGTAGCGCAGTATTCTGTTTTATTGTATCTACTTAATTGTATCTTGCATCTTTTGCATGGTCGAACTGCACCATTTCTAATAGCCTTCTTCTCATAATACTTTTCCATAATTCTACGATTTGTTGCAACTCTGCAGCATTCGTCTGTACAGTATTTTTGATTATGAGTTTTAGGCTCAAAGTCCTTAGCACATTCCTTATTTGCACATATCATATCTTTGGCACCACAAATAAATCTAGGTCTACCGTTCCTTCTGGTCCGCCCTTTGTATAGCATTCTTTTTTAATTGGACAATAGGTGCAAGGCATCTTTGATTTTGTTGCACCCTCTGGTCTTCTTGGAAGATCTCCATTTTGAAAGTTATCCCACACTGACTCTAGCCATCTAAATGTACTCTCAATAATTTCCTTGTTGCGCTCATTCATGCTGATTGGGATAACTAATATTTCTTGAGTATTTTTATTTTCATAAAGAAAGAATCCTTCTTTAGCATTTTTTAACTTCATATAGGTTAAAAGCTGTAGCATATGGTTAGCTGTAGGTTTCATTTCAGACTGTCTTGTATCCCAAACTTCCTGCTTGGCTGTTTTAATTTCACCAATCACAGTTTCTCCGTCGTACTCCATAATTAAGTCAATGAAGCCACGGATGGGCGGATACTCATTAATAATTTCTTCTTCCTCTGCTTTAAACTGAGGCATTGTAGAAATAAGTTTTTGAAGTCTTTCATGAGCCTGTGTTCCCTGAGCCATATTAGCTACTGCAACAGCGTCATTATCATCAATAAACATGGCACCACTAAAAGCCATATACCAGTATCTTGGGCAATTGCCATGCCCATAACCAAGCGAACTTGGGCTAAATGACTTCTTTGTCATCTCACCATCTGCACGTTTTGTATTTCGATATGACTCATCAAGTAGCTGAGCAAAAAGCTCAGGATCAAAATATTTTCCTGTGTGCTTTTTAAATTTAAGATTCTTTACAATATCTCTAGCCATTTACGAGTTATACCTAACGACATACTTAAGTGCATCTACAAGTTTGTCTATGGACTCCTTTACTGAATAATATACATTTTTCTTATTGTTATTTACAGTTCCAGCCTTGTCCTTTGCAATAGTAGAATAAACTGAAGACATTACTGCAAACTTAGTAGACATAGCCTGAAGCTCCATGATTAGCATAGGTGCTTTAGCAGACGGAACATCTGGATTCATTAATAACTTTACCACAATAGCTAATGCCTTATCTAAATGCTCATCTTTCATGAACTCGTGTAAGTCATTAAATTCAGTAATATTACTAATTAGTTCTAACGTGTTCTTTTCTTCTGCCATTTATCTACCTTATCTATAAACAATCCGAATGGATATCCGATTGCAAATCCCAGCAACAGTCCAAATAGGAAAGTTACCATTAGAATGGAACCTCTGCCTCTGTAATATCCCACTTAGAAGGTGCCGACCAAGAATCTGATTTAAGAGACTGCTTAAATGAATTTGATTCATTTTTTGATAGAGACCAGGTTGTTACTGCAATTGTGTCTGCATTCACATCATAAGATGTGCGACTATTGCCTTCTTTATCTTTCCATGTCTCTTCATAAATTTTACCTACAACAACTACCTCTTGACCTTTCTTAAGGGTAGCAATACTTTGTTCTGCTAAACTCTTCCACGCCTTAACAGTCCACCAAGACGTATCCTTATCGTCCCACTGATTTGTTGCGTCATTCTTAACACGATCATTTGAAACAATGCGAAGTCTTACTCCGCCACCATTTAGCTTCACTGGATCTTGCCCTACACGACCAACGATTGTAATTGTTGGATTAGCCATTTTTATTTTCCTCCCAGAATGCGATCAGATCCTCTAAGATCGACCACTCAATGATTCCAAGTCGAACCTTGGAATCCTCACCGATTATTATTTTAAGAGCGGGATGCATATCTCGACTTACCTTAAAAGTATCTGTACAGATCTTAGCCCATACATCTTTATTTAAATTAAATGATGCTTTTGCTTCTTTATAGTCCACAAGGAACTGGTTCCACTTTGCATCACCTTTTTGATAATCGCCACGGCCACTATTTTTTTGTGCCTTTGCGCCATCTCTTTTTACTTCTGCTCTTTCTGACATTACTGAACCTTAAAAATTGTTTCGTGATTTTTAGAACATCTCCAAGACATAACTAGCTCTATGGGATCCCATGTTGCTCCATTAACATCCTCATCACATGTATTACATGCCCTAAGACCTGGAAGCTTTTCTAGGCTATATTCTTTTTGCTCAATCTTTTTATTAAGAAACTCATTAAGATTTGGCATTTATCTCTTCTTCTAAGCTGTCTACAACATCTGGATTTTCCTTTAAATATGCTACAGCCTTTGCACGTCCTTGAAAACGTTCTCCATTTACTGTGTACCATGCCCCACCCTTTTCTACAATCCCGCACATTTCTGCAACATCAAGAGTTTCACCAACACGGTCTACACCGAGAGTGTCCCCTTGGTAATAAAAGTCGTACTGTCCCGATAAATTTGGGGGGCCGAGTTTGTTGTAATCAATAATCCAGTTAACTGGTCTTCCGACTCTTTGTTCGATAATTTTGTCGCCAACTTTAATGCCAGCTTTAATAGCATTAGCCTCAGCTTCTGACGACCAGAGCTTAATGACGGTTGAAGAAAAGAACTTGACTGCCATTCCACCCGTGGGGATGTGCGAAGCATGCATAGATCCAAACTGATTTCGTTGTTGTGAGATGAGAACAAGTAGTGTGTTTTTGTTTGCATAGTTTAACATCTTGACTGCGTGGGTCATATCCTTTGCTTCA